CCGGCAAAACCAATTAACAACGGCGCTACAGCTTCCGCGCACCGTAATTTTATTTTTGTACCAGGTACGGCATAACTTTGTATGCCAATTTCTGACGGGTCTTTACTAGCGGGCCAGCCGTTATAACTTGTAAGCATTGTTTAACTAGGTTTGCCTACTGCTAAACCTTCCGGTACAGGTTTATCATAATTCCAGGTATCAATATAATCACCTAAACCGTCTGAGTCATTACGCAAAATAATATCCGTGCCAATAATTTTAGTATTTTCCAATTCGGGATAACTATTAATAATTAAATCGTATAAAGACACAATTAACTCCTTAACCACGTAGCAGTAAACCAGTTATTAGTAGTTCCACCGTCAATACGGCGGGTAGCGCCGGCGCGCATAAAAGCATAAGCCTCTATATAATCTGTTGAACCGTTTAAATCTACTGTTGTAGACCCTTGTAAATTCGGGTTTTTATCTGATGTATCGTCGCTAATATCCAAAAAGGCGTAATCCGTGCCATTTTTGTATAAAAACAAACGATATTCCGGGCCGTCATACATAAAACAGCTTACGTCTACTTGATATTTTCCAGCTGTTGTTGGGGTAAAACGGTACGTTGTTGTGTTAAAACAGTTATCTGTATCCCAATTTTCCGTATTAAATGCTATCTTGGTAATAGTCGCTGCCGATAAAGTTTGGCTGCTGCCTAAATATGCTCTGAAAGACGGCCCACTAGAACCGCTAGCAGCAGCCCATTTAACACCGGTACTTTGTGTGCTATCTGCGGTTAAAACGTAATTATTTGTACCTACAGCCAAACGGCTAAAAGTATCTGCACCCGTTCCTACTACTAAATCTCCTTTGGCATCTATTGCCGTAGCCATTGAGTTAGTAATAGTTACCGTACCACTTGTGCCACCTCCACTTATCCCGACACCGGCAGTTACGCCTTCAATATCCCCGCTAGCCGGTGTTGCAAACTGGAAAAATATTGCAGCACTTGCACTTGTAAAATATAAAATACCGCCTTGATATTGCGCTAAAACTAAACTTCCGGACGTATTGACGGTAGCCGTACCAGCTGTAACGGTACAAACGCCCGCACCGATATTTTGGATACTTACCGTATCACCTGCGCTAAATAACCCAGTATTTACAGTTATTGAGGTTGACCCGGCAGCGTTCATAGCTATACGAGTACCTGCATCTGCCGCTACTAATACATAACTTACTGTTTTTTCGGTAGCGGCGCCGCCGGTCATAGCCGTTTGTTGTAATGATGACATTTGAGCAGCCGTCAATACTTGCCCTGTTGTAAACGTCTGTTTAGCCATTGTTCCCCCTAATAGGCTAATACGCCGGTATCTAATACCCCGTATGTCGCTGAGTCTAATATAAAGCCGTCTATTATCGGCTCTAATGTCGTAAATGTCGTTTTCCAGCTAGTCGGGCTAATAGTCATAGCCACCCCGAATATTTGTAAAGTTTTGGTTAATGTTGAGCTACCGGGTTGGTTAGTTGTAATGGTTATAGGGTCAAAAAAATCAAGGTCTAAAGCCGCAATAATGCCGGCGTTATAGTTATCTGTGTATAAATCTAGGGTTATGGCATCACAGCGTATAGACGTATCTTTACGGCTGGCTACGTAAGCCTGGGCGTAATCTAAGGCTTCCGCGTCGGTCTGCATTAATAGATTTTGTTGGTTATAGCTGTGTATAAAATATTTTGCAATACTGGCCGCATCTTGAGCCGTCTGCACCGTACCGCCGGTGCGGGTAATGCTGGCTGAGTTATAAATTAAAGTATCGTCTAAGCGCCATACCGCATTGAAATAACCTATATTTGTGCCATTATCATTAAAGACGGTAGGCGTACCGGCAATACTGGCCGTAGTCACGTTTCTATCTTGAAATACAAACGAGCCGCTAGCATCTACATAAAGCGCGCCATATTCGCTTAGAGTGACGGTTTGCATAGCTGCTAATGCCGTCCTGGGCGTTCCTGGGTCTGCCTGTACGGTAGTTAGTCCTGCGTCTACGTCACGCATAGACACGGGCCAGCTGATTTCGTTCAATATGTCATTTATGCGCGCCCCGGATAATTGCCCCGCGCTTGTACCAGCTACGGTAGAAATCTGTGCATTTTGAGCGAGTCTAAAAGCATCTACGGCAGTTATCGTGGTATAAACCACGTCTAAAGCGTTTTTAGGCGTAGTTGTGTTGTAGCTTGTAATAAATCCACTAAAAATAGGATATGTGACGCTGTTATAAGTAGCTGTAATCTGCACTTTCCGCATAGGGTCTAATAAACCAAAATAAGGGCTATTGGGATTTTGCGGGTTAAAATCACCGTTTTGGTCTACTATACGTAAAGTTAAACTACCCGTTTGGAATTGGTCGGCCTGTGGGTTACGGCCGCGCTGTGTTTGTACGCTATCTACCACGTTTGATACGTCTACGATTACCGCCGCACTATCGGCTAAAACGTTTGTATCTAATATGCCCGTATCTAAAATCATGGCTTGAGCAAACGCAGGGCCGGTGCTGAAATTAATAACAGCGTTAAGCGTAGGTAGCGTCATTATTCCGCCAAAAAGCCAGCCGGGCTAAGTCTATTGCCGTATCTATTGTTTTGTATTACGGCATCTTGTATAACCTCTATTAAACCGCTTGTTTTGTCTACTATTTCTATGCGTATTTCTTGCGGTAAGTATTGTTGTGGAAAACCGCCAAACGGTGCGCCCTGTGCGCTTGCTAGGCTCAATTCAGCCAAACTTAAGGCTAATTCACTTTCGGCTAATAAAACGTCCGCTAACGCTTGTTCAGACTCAGCTAACATAACTACCGCGTCCGAGTGTGCATCTATTGAGGCTATAGCTGACGGATTACCTGCAACGGCAGCGGCTATAACTTCATTACTTAAAGTTGTAGCCCCGCCGTAGTTTTGTGCCGGTGTTGTAGGGCTTAAAAAGTCAAATTTACTAGCCATAATCTCTTGTAATTTTAATATGGCCGCATCTAGATTATCTAAGTTAATTAAATCTTTAGGTTTAAATTTTTCCAATATATTATTTATATCGGTTAATTTATAGGTTTGCCCTTGTAACGTACCTAGTATGCCTAATTCTGCATTAAGTTGTTTTGCCAGCTCTGTAGCTCGGTCTGCATCTTTGGCAGCTATAGCGTCCTCTAAATCTAGCATTAATTGCTTTACGTGTAAGCGCTGTGCATCATTAGCCAGTTGTAATTTTTGTTGTTCGGTAGCATTTTGCCCTAGTTTTGCTATGGCTTCTTGATTAGCTAAAATAGCCGCCTGGTTTTGTATTTTGTCCAGGTCAAATACGTCCTCACCCTTACCCAGGGCTAAGGCAGCTTTATCTAACGCCGCTTGTATTTGTTTTTGTTTGGCTTTTTCTTTTTCACTATCGGCTTGTTTTTTAGCTAGCGCGGCTAATTGTTTAGCACGATTAATAGCGGCTTGTTCAAGTTTAGCTAACGCTTCTTTTTGTTTTTTCTCGCTAGTCGTTAGTTTTTTGGTTTCTGTAGGTGGCGTTACATTAAGGCCAGTTGAAACGCCAATAAACCCGCCAAAAATATTTTTAGGTATATCTTTTAATGCTTTTAATATGGTTGGTATGCCGCTTACAGCTGCGCCACCTGCTCGGGCTAAATTGGCTACTGCCGTAGCTACTAACTCTATGCCTTTAGCCGCATCGCTAGCCTCTGTGCCTCCCGCTATCATGGCAAACGCATCTACCAAACCGCCGCCGATAATTTCGCTAGCGTTACCGCCGGCAATACTTAGCACTTCCATTTGATAGGCAGTACTACTTAGATAATCCTCAGCTGCGCCGGCGCTTTGTTTAAGCAATACGCCTAAAACCTCAGAAAACGATTTACTTTCTATTTCGGCCTTTGTTAAACCGGTGTTATATTTTGCTAAACCTTTATTTGAGCCTATATATGCCTTAGCTAAATCATCTGCAACGGTAGCTAAATCCACACCGCTAGCGCGGCTAATCGTTATGGCATTGTTTAATAATTCTTGCGATTTAGTTAATGAGCCGGTAGTGGTTAATAAACTCTGAAACGCCGGCCTTAAAACGTCATCTGCTACGGCTGACGTTTTCTCTAAATCTGATATAAATTTACTAATAGCCGGGTTAGCAAAACCTATGCCTAAATTATCTACTGCCCTGGCTAACCTATTTGCCGCTTTTTCGTCCTCGCTAAATGCTTTTACGGCAGCTTTACCAAAATTTACTACGGTAGAAACGGCAAGAGAAACGCCTATAGCTTTACCTAGGTTTTTTACGTTTTTCTGTAATTTCTTTACAGATTTCTCAGACTCTAAAAAGCCTTTACCCGTAGCTTGGCTAACTATATTTATTAGTAATTCTGTAGCCATTATGCCGCCATGTATTGCTCAAATTGCATTTTAGAATTTTCAATAGCTTTAATTACAGCTGCATTAGCTACGCCATTATCCTCGGCCCAGGCTCTATACATGGCGCGGCCGGTCTGTTTACGGCTAGGGCGGCCTTTCATACCCATAGGCCGGGCATTGACTAAAGGCCCTGTGCTATTCAAGCTATTTACAAATTGTTTACCAGCATTAGGGTTAAGGCTCTTTGAATATTGTTTACCGCTACTACGTTGCATACCTCCGGTACGATAATTTTTTACCATAGGCCCTTGAGGTCTACCGTTTGGATTTAGACGGCCGGCGGTTTCATAAATTGCACCTGCGGCGTTAGTCTGTTGTATACGGGCTAGCGATACAAAGCCCGATTTATTAGGCCTTGACGGTGTAACTCTATAGCCCAAACCACGTTTAGCCTCACTACTGCTAAATGTCGGGAAAGGTCTGTAATTGATACTTTCTATGCTCGCCGTATCTTTTACCCACCCGCTCAATAGCCGCGCATCTGCCGGTATAAAACCTCTAGCTCTAACTACTACTGGGCGCAGCGCGTTAGCCATTTCGTCTTGAGTTTCTTTAGCTAAATCCGGCATAAACTTTTTTAACGCAATTCTAAGCTCTAGGGCGTTTTCTACCTCGGTTGGCATTTTGCACCTCTTTTGCTTTATCCGTTAAAACTTTTAAAATATTTTTAAACATTACATCATCTAAATCTATTAAATACTGGGGCGCTATGCCGGTTTCTACCGCAATTTGTGCGATTAGATAGCCAAAGCTACCGCGCCCCACTATTCCAAAGGGTCATCATCTAAAACCTCAACTTTCGCCAAAGTTTCTAAAAAATCTGCCCCAAATGATTTAACTACCTCACCGCTTGTGCGTAAACACTCCCAGGCTAGCCAGTAAACATCACTTTGTTTTTCATCATCTCTAAAGGCTTTATGAAAACCTTTTTTAGCATACAGTTCAAAGGCGTACTCAATACGCGGCGTAATCTTATGCTCGCTTACGCTGCCGTCTGCCCTTGTTATTTTGAGTTTTGCCATTTTTTGCCCCTTATCTAGTTATTACGGTGTTGTATCTACAACAATAGCGGAATTACAAGTAAATGTAATGCTCTGTGTGGAAATATCGCCTACAGCGCCGTTAATGTCTGTTGTGTTATTAACTAATACTGTGGTTTGATATTCCGGATTAGTTGTTGATACTGCCGCGCTTGTTTGCTTAAGCGTGAGAGGTACGGTTGTACCCCAGGCAGCCTGTAGCGTTTGTAGCACTTCACCGCTAGCGGTGTCATTAAGAAAATCAAGTGTAATCGTGCTGGCTTCTAGACCTTTAACAAATTTGTGCGCGGTATCGCCCATAGCGGTTACCTCAAGTTCATCAAAAGACCGGTTAATAGTGGCGCTTGTTACGTGGTCTGATAAATCCACGCTATTGAGCGTAACCACTACGCCATTAGATAGGAAAATAGCCATTGGTTATACCTCTGTTTCTTGTGTCGGTGTTTCGGTTTGTGTTTCTTTTTTCTGTTTTGTTTCCTTAACCTCTTTAGGCAATTCTTGCCCTATCTTGATTAGAAACGCTTTATCCTCGTCTGTTAGTGCCATTGTTTTAGCTCCAGCTCGTTAGTACGGAAATTTGTAAATCACTTGTTAATAAGTCACCGCTAGGTAAAGTTAAAACGCTAGGTGCGCTTACAGCGGTAACATTAAATACCAGGTTACTAGCTGCCAGTTTTCCAAACACGGCTACTATCGTATCCTCTATACCTTGTAAATTACCTTCATTAGAAAACATAGGTACGGTCATAATAATTTTGAAATTGGCTAAAGGTGATATAGCCGCGTATGAATTATTGCTAGGTGTTATGTAAGGGTCTGCCGGTGATACCACAACGCTATTAGCTACAATAGTGCTAGGCGGATAACTAAAAGTACTCCAAACAGAGTTATTAGCTAAAACGCTAGCAATAGTGCTACGTAGGGTGGTAATCGCGGCGGCTGGCATTATCCCACCATTGAATTAGGCGCTAGATACGGTGCTAGTAACCCGCGTATTGAAGCCATAAGGGTATTAGACATTTTAAAAGGGCTAGGGCTGTAACCGTCTACGCTTACTGCGCCGTTTTGTGTGCTAAAACGGCTTGTCCATATATTTTCAGCTAACATAAGTGCAGCTGCATTAATTGCCGGTGTATTAGCGTACTGTGTAGTTTTTGTATCGTCACCGGTCATAGTGCCACTAGGTACTACACGCCTAAAGTTTTGATTAGCGGCGGTTTTGGCATATTGGATAAAACTATAACCCTGTGGGTATTGATAATAATTAAGCTGAAAATTAAAAGCCGGTAAAAGGTTAGTAGTGCCGGCGCTAAAAGGTACTGTGCCGGTAATTGTGTATGTGCCGTTAAAAGTAGCGCCAGCCCCGGCTACGGTGACGGTTTGGCCTGTAGTGAATAGGCCAGGGTTGGCTATCATGACCGTAGCTACATTATCCACTAATGCAGTTCCCACTACGGGCGCAGAGTCAAACCATAAAAAACTATTAATTAAATCTTGCGCCGCCTGGCATGTGTCCTCTATCCAGGTGTAATTATCGTACAAAGTGCCTACGCCTAATGACGCTTTTAAAGTAGCGGCGGTTACGTATGTAGCTGGCATTTTGTACCTTTCTTTGTAGGTCTGTTAGGGCCAAAGGGCTAAGGCCCTAACAGACTATTAGTTATTTATTATGCTTTTTGGTACTTGATAATGCCATTAGGCATCTTGGCAATAGTTGCCATGAAGCCATAAATTGCTACCTGTACCTGTAGGTTTGATACAACGTTTACGCTCATGTAAGCCTGTGGGCTGCGATAAACCGTAAATGCTTCCGGCGCTAGGATAATTGCGCTGTTGTCATCAAACGTAGTAGCTGAGAAATTCTTATCTACGTACAAATCTAGACCCAATACTGAGCCGCGAATAGAGGTAGGTGCTACTTGGCCCGCTGCGTTCATTGGTTGCAACGCTGTAAATACTGGGCGCTTTGTTGTGTCTTGTGCTGAAATTAGCGCGCCCCATTGTGCAGGGTTTGCTAGGTAATTGGTCGCAAAATAACCGGTATTTGTGTAAATGGTCTGTGCGCCTTCAGCTGCAAAATCTACAATACCGTCAAGGTCTGCGGTAGTAGCTGTACCGTTCATACCAGCCGCGAGAAGCGCGGTTAATACTGCGGTATCAATAGTTTTAAGGTAAGCATTTTGTAACTGAGCTGTGAGTTCAGCGTAAAAATTCGGGTCTGAGCGCTCTAGCAATTCTACGCTGAGCGTATTCATACCTGAGTACTTGGATACTGTTCCGCTCAAATAGGCAGTTACCATGCCCGTATTTTGTACAGCGCCACCTTCAGCCTCAACGGTGACTACTGGGGCTACGCCTGTACCGCCACCAGCGGAGGTTACAAGGCTAGGCACCTGGATAGTCATACCGCTAGCAGGGAGCGTACCTTGCGAACAAGCATCAATAGCAGGTGTACCAAAGCGTGTATTAGTTACAAACTCTGTTAGGTACTGTGTGGGTGAAAATGCAGGGTTTGTGGAGAAATCGTCATCTGCGGCAGTTACGTACAGTTTGCTATCCTCGTTACCGAGTGCAGCTTTAATTTTATGCTCGGTGTATGCGCCCATATTTGTAATAGGGGTGCGTACACGCTGAGAGTTCAATACGCTTGGCTTAATGATTTTGCGCGCTGCCTCTACTGGCTCTTTCATTTCGTCCTCTTTTTCATAAGTAACGCTGTTGAGCGTTACGGTAACGCCGTCCGGCAGAT